GGACAACGTGTCAACAGTTCCAACTTGGCTGTCAACATACGCCTTAATAGATTGCTGCGTGGCCAAAGCCGTAGCACTGTCAGACGACATGTCGTCTTCGTCTAAGATCGCGGTCACCGACACGCCGCCCAAACGCAGGCTGTCAAAGTACGCGTTGTTAAAGACGTTCGCCGCTACCGCACCAGCACCCGCGCCGTCAAAGTAAACAACCGCCGTAGTCCCCGCAGGCACCTCGTAATCGTTGGATGCGCTATATGTCCCCTGGAACAACAGAATGCTGCGGGATCCAGACAAATCGTTGCGAACATAAATAATCTTTTCCGCATCGTTCGGCGTCAACTGCACATAGGCCGTCGCACCAAGGTCGCCGCCATCAGCAAAGATAACCATCCGGTTGCGCCCATCGGACGTTGCACCGTCGCTAATTGGAAGCGTGTTCGGAGAGCCAGAAGTGCCAGCAGATGCCAGCGTAACAGTAACTTGGCCGTCAAGAGCGACGTCAATTAAGCTCAGGTTTGTGTTCGTGGTATCGCCCCATGTACCAGACTGTTCGCCTGTGCCGATGAGTTCGATGCCGTTATTCAGTGTATATGTGCTGGGCATGGTCGTGTCCTATGCTACTTTTCGGGTCCATCCTGGTGACTGCGAGGGCGTCTCGTCAGACCAACCAGGGGATTGTGTTGGGTTCTCTGGAGTATAACTCGGATTTTGATTTGGAACAATACGTCCCCAAACCAAAGGTGTTCCCACCTCACCCGTAGCAAACACTCCGGTGACGTTGACATCTGCGTTTGCTTGGACCGTTACCGACCCAACTGCCCCAGTGCCAGATACACCAGTTACAAAAACAAACGTCGTCGGAACGACAGTAACCGAACCGACCGCACCGGTCGCTTCAAGGCCTGACGCTGGGACATTTGCATCTGCAATAGTGGTGACTGCGCCAACCGCCGCGGTGGCCTCAAGGCCCGTGACGTTGACGTTCGCGTCGGCATTTACGGTTACGGTTCCGACATTTCCCGTTGCCTCAAGGCCAGTAACAGGGACATTGGCCTCACCAATGACAGTAGCCGTTCCTACCTGCCCTGTACCTGCGACACCCGTAACTTGGGCATTCGCATCCGCTGTAACTGTGACCGAACCAACACCGCCGGTGGCCTCAAGGCCCGTGACCGGCACATTCGCGTCACCTGTAATCGACACAGTGCCCACGGCACCGGTCGCTGCAACCCCCGTAGGATATACATTGGCCGTACCAATGACGTTGGCGATTACGCCAACTTCACCGGTAGCCTGCAGCCCCGTTGGGAATACATTTGCATCCGCGTTTACTGTCACCGTCCCAACTGACGCAGTGGCTTCTAGCCCTGTGACAGGTACATTCGCCTCGGCAACTACTGTTACCGAGCCTACCTGTCCAGCTGCGCCGGCGTTGGTAATGGAGTCTTCGCCAAAAGACAGTTGACCCCACGTCCCCCGACCCCAGCCGGAAAAGGGGACGATGACATCAGCCATTATGCTATCCGGATAATGGCGTTAGATGCATCCGCAGTTGGGAACACAATAGTAAAGTCCCCTGCAGTAGAGGTCTTATCCGCACCAAAATCCAACACCACAACAGATGGGTTGGTTAGAGCAATCGACGTTGTGTTTGGTGTGCTGTTGTAAATCAACGCACCACGAGCAGTGATCGTAGCGGTGGACCAAGTCGTGTCCGCAAAGTCTGTCAACGCAGTCGTGCCGGAAGAGGTCGGATCTACGTTGGTCAAGCTATTGCCTGCCGCCGTGTACCCTGTACCGCTCGCTTCGTTGGTTGCAGAATACGCAGTCGTTGACGCATCTAGCGTTGCCGACGAAGTGTACAACGCAATCTTGAACGTGTCCGCTCCGTTTGCAAAGTCGTGTGCGCCGAACAAGAGTTCTTTCTTGAACGAGGTGCACATGTAGTTACCTGTAAAGGCCATATCACAGTCTCCTTATAAGTTCGGCAAGCTCTGGGTGGCCTGCGTCTGTGAGTGCATTATATACCGTAGTTCTGTCACTTTTTACAGCTTCTCGTAAGTAAAACCCAATTAACTGTACGATACGCTTCCGAAACGCACGAGCCTGCGCTTGAATTGCAGGATGCGCCTCGTCAGAGACAGAGATGATTTTATCTGCACACCGTTCTGCGATTTCTTCCGGCGTAAAGCCGCGACCCTGAGTGGTGTGTACCTCAACTTTGAAATCTAAACTTTCGCCCTTCAACTCTGGTATCATGATCTAGCCGTCCTTAATGAGCCAAAGCGGTATTCGTCAATCGTTTCTTGGGCTTCACCCAAGTTCTTCAAGCGCATCAAACCTTCACCAAAACGCTGGTTGTACATGGCCATCAGATCAGGCTGACCCTTCATGAAAGTATACGCTTCAATGAGAGATCCGTACAGCAAAGTTATCTCTGCGTTTGTAGAAAGCCAGCTTGTGCCGCTGTCCGATCCAGCCGTCAAAGACGCTGGGCGGTACAAATAGTGGATGTCCACCGTGTAGTTTGCATCAGGGGTCGGTGCGATAATAAAGTTATCCACATCAAACTGTGCATAATAACGAGGCTGCCCCGTAGTCGTTGCGTCTGGAGTATATGTTTGAACAAAGTCTAAGTCCTTGAACAATAAGAACTCTTTGCTTCCATTGACGTCGATGCTCAGTGAGTAGGGGGCTAAAAAGTCTGACGGGGCAGCCAAGTATTCGTTCCCACTGGTCATGTTGCCGAACTGGTTCTTTTGGAACAGGTTCAGCTGCACACTTTTCAGAATGCGTTCTTCGGCTAAACGGATAAACAAAGGGAGGTTGTTGACGAAAGTGGTCTCGTCATTCTCCGTATAGTCCTGAATAGCCTGCTTTAATTCGCCATATGTCATAGTCATGTCGTCACCGTAACGCTGCCAACCTTACCAATCGCCCGAACACGCTGCAGGTTTGGTGCTTCAACCGTCGGAACATCGACGTATACCTGCAATGCCTCGGCCTGGTCTGGTCGTGGATTTCGTAGTGCCTGCGGATCGGGCCCGACCTTTGGCGGATACAACTGTGGGTGTTTGGGCTCATATTCATCTGGACCCACAAGCGCACCCGTCCACTCCTTTTTCATGTCTTTCAGCCGATACCGAAAGCCAGAGCGGTCAGATATACCCCATGCGTGTTTGTCAGATGCGTACGCCATTAAACCCTCAAATAACCTCTGCCAGGTTGCAACGTCAACGGAACGCGATCTCCGTCCTCATCCGCCGCACGCTGGAACTCCTCTTCGTACACAGCCTTCAACAGCTGCATACGCTCAGGAGCACGTTTCATCGAGATGTAATATGCCAAACCGGCAACCATGCATGGGTAGAACCGGAACGGCATATCCGTAGTGTTTACCAAAGTATCTGCATCCTCAATCCGATCCACATAGTAATAGATGATTTGATCGGTTGAGTTCTCAGGCACCGCCCAAAGATTGATAACGGGCTGGATCTGCTTGTTAAACCAATACTGGCTCGGCCGACCCTGCGTTGTTTTGTTCGGAAGAGTTGCGTACTCGCCGCGGCTGATGCGCTCGATCTCATAGTCAGTGCCGTCACGGCGAAGCACAAGCTCCAGTACATCAACAACAGATGCCGACAACGTTTCCGTTGCCTGACCCTGCGTCAATGTGATCGTGCCTTGCTTCACGGTCCATAGGTTTAATCCGCGGTTAGCCCAGTCTGCAAACATCAAATTCAGCGACCGGCGTGCCGTACGGGCATCGTAGCCTGTGCGGACTTCAATGCCGCACCGCTCGTAGGCCTCTTCAATGATCTCGCCTACGTCCATGTTAAAGTCGCGTGAACCAGATGTTGTCATTAGAATGTACCTTTGCAGTCGCCACCACGGCCAGCCATTACACGGCCGCCATTCTTGTAGCCAACCATGCCGCCGTTCTTCTTGCCTTGCGCAGCTTTAAATGCTTCGTCTGTCGGTGCTCCTGGAGCACCTTTCTTGCGCATCTTTTCTCCGCGCTCACGCTTGGCGTGGATATTATCCCATAGTCCGCGTTTACCCATTGGAGCCTCCGTAATCTGTTGTTGCATATTACCACGCATCATCGTCATTGTCTCTATCCCATCACAATGTTGGCCAAGTACGCAATGACCCCAAAGGAAATCAACAGCGCTTGGAAGAAAAACGCGATCACACCGTAAAACATACGACCATCGATCTTGTCGATGCTGCCCTTCATCGATGCGATGTCGGTCTCAATGTGGTGGAGATGGTTGTCCTTCATCGTTTGCATCATGGCTTCCATGTGAACCAACCGCTTATCGATATCGTGAACATCATCCAGTAATTCTTTTGCCGCCATTCCACTCACCACATTTTGCATGACCAATACTTGGCCGATAGCTTATCTAGTTTACCTTTGTCACAGCCGTGACGCGCACGGAACGACTTGCGCCGCTCAGGATTTGATTTCTTGATCGTCATGTTGGCATCACCAAAACGTACGATCTTTTCTTTGCCCTTGTCGCAGGCTTTGACCACAAACTTTTTGCCGCCAGACACCTGACGCTTGGGCTTGTTACATTTCATCTTGGACTTGTCGATCTTAGGCATTAGAGTGGCCCCACATTTTGAATGTAAACAAATTCCATTGACGCAGAAACATTAAAGTCAACCGACCCTGAAGAAGAAAATGCTCTCATCTCTAAGTCTGTTTTTTCTGTAAACTTTAACGGGAAAGTATAAAACTGTTCGTGCGCCCCATCTGTAAGAGTAAATCTTTCCTTTATCTGAAAGACTTCTCCATACGGTCTAGCAACAAGACTAGCATTCAAAATAGCTTGGGTGTTAGTAGATGTGCCTGTGGATAAAGACATCTTTGTGAGAAACGCTGTATATCCTGCGGGAACTGTCCAAAGAGCCATCAATGTTTGGTTGTCGCCATCCCCATTTATGGTCAGGTAAATATTAGCTGGAACCCCAGATGTAACCGTACCTGTTCCTGCGTAAAGTGTGCCA